AACGAAACAGCGTGGCCACTGTTCAAGGTTCGCGGTCTCGCCCAGCTCGGGTTCGTGATCACGAACGTCGGCGAGGGGCGCATCCTCCGGTACGACTCGACGGTCTACGCAGGCCAGTCGACGTGGATCAACACGGAAACCGGGCGCGCCGAGATCGACGGCGTCACCGACGTCACCCGATACTTGACTCGCTACGAATGGTCCGGCATCCCCGCTGGCGGGACCGCAACGTTCCAGTTCGAGGCTCTCGGCATGTCGGACGCCGACACGCTGCTGACCGGAGAAATGAGACCAACATGGAGATGACGAAATGACCGCACAGCCTGGCCTCTGGGCCCAGCGCAGCGACACGGAAGGGTTCGGCACCCCTCTGGGCGCGCGGCTCGCCCTGGGAGGAATGCTGCAGCGCGACGGCGTCATCAACGCGCGCACGGGCATCCTGCAGGGCCCCGGCAACCCCCTGCAGGTCACGGGCCGCGCCGACCGCAACGTCGACGTCGCCGCCGGCGTTGCGGTCACCGAGTACTCGGCCGAGGGAACCCCGTACATCGTCCCGAACGACGGCACGATCCAGGTGCCCCTCCCCGACCCCCCGGTTGGCGCGAACCGCATCGACACCGTCTGCATTTTCTTCGTTGACGTCAAGAAGGGCGCTGCGGCCACCAACGTCGGGTTCGAGGTTCTGCAAGGCACGAGCGGCTCCGGCCTGGCGAAAGCCACTCCCGACGGCTACCTCGCCCTGGCCGACATCGTTCGGACGCCGTCAGTGACCGCGTCGAACCAGATGCAGATCACGAACCGAGCGCAGTTCACCACCGTGTCCGGCGGCGTGCTCAAGATCAAAGACACGACCGATCGCAGCAAGACGACCGTGGTCGAGGGCGACGTGCACTACCGCCTCGATCGCCGCCGTGTCTACGTCAACGACGGCTCGATGGACCGCGGGTTGGCCTTCTCCAACGACGCCCAGCTGCAGTTCGCGTCTGCGGCTCTTCGCGACGCCTACTACGGTTCCCCGACGGCGACCGCCGACCGCATGGCGCTGCAGGGCACCAGCGTCTTCCGTCTCGACAAGATGTGGGTCGAGACCTACTACGCCGCCTACGACGTCAACAACAACCCGCTCGGCGCTCGTGTGGCCGGCTGGTATCCGACGAGTCCGAACGCCATCGTCGGCCGGACGGCGCGGACTGGCGCAGGAGCTCAGATCGGCTCCGGCGCGTTCAACAACCTCAATCAGCTCGCCTACCACGTGGGCGTCGAAGCTCGGAACATCTCCCCGTACGCCGAAGGCGACGGGTGGACGGTCCCGCTTGACGGGAAGTACCGACTCGAGTTTGCCGTCGGCGTCACCGGGGCCAACGTCTACGCCGGCGTGACGGTCAACACGACCAACTACTCCGCGGCGACCTTCGTCCACCAAAACGCGGGCGTTCTCCTCGCGAACGAGAGCACGGCGTCCGGGTCGAAGCTCATCACTCTCCTGGCTGGTGACAAAGTGCGCCTGTCGGCGATCACGTCGGCGAACGCCCCGTGGACGACCACTTCCAGCCGCACGTTCTTGAACCTGATCTACGAAGGCGTCTGGTCCGGAGTGTGACCTAGGCGTGCCGCCCAACCACGATCGGCTACCGCCGACGTACAGTGCCATCGACGAAAGGAACATCATGGCTGCAACAGACAAGACCGCGTCGGCCAAGACGGCCGCGCCCAAGACCCCCGAGACCGCGCCTCGAGCGACTGCCGAGGAGTCCCAGAAGGCCGCGCCGGTGTCGGCCGACGAGAAGCTCCCCGAGGCGGAGCTCTCGACCATCCCCGAGGTTGCCGACGACGACCTCGGCGACGCCCCCGACGACACCAACGACCAGACGGAACGGGTTCTCTGATGGCACAGCTCAACGGTCAGGCCGCCATCGCGCGGCTCGCCGGCTTCGGCACCTACAAGACCGGACGCTGCCTCGAGGCTGTCGACCGGGCCTACGCCAAGCCCCAGTCGGACCGCCCCGGCTTCTACACCTACGCGCTGCGCGCCGCCGAGGCCACCCCGGCCAACCGTCGGTTCAACCGCGACCAGGTGCGCGCCGGCATGGTGCTCTACTTCTCGGCCAGCTCGAACGGCTTCGGTCACATCTGCATCGCGACCGACAACGCCGGCAACCTCATCTCGACCGACGTGCCGATCGGCAAGATCGGCCGGTCGACGATCGCCGGCATCGAGCGCGCGTGGGGCCGCAAGTTCCTCTTCGCGTCCGACTGGCTCATGGGCCACGACATCGTGAACCTCGGCCCGGCTCGTGGCGGCGGCGCCCCCGCCCAGACGGCGTCCGGCAACAAGTGGTTCACGGTCGACCAGTTCAAGCTCGTCCAGGGCGGCTACAACGCCCTCGGGTACGGCCTCGTGCAGGACGGCATCGTCGGACCCAAGACGACCGCCGCGATCCGCGACTTCCAGAGCAAGAACGGCCTGGCCGTCGACGGCATCCACGGTCCCGCGACCGAGGCCAAGCTGGTCGAGGTCGTTGCGGCGCGCGCTCACGCCGCGACCCCGGCGCCCGCAGCCGGCGGCCGACCGACGATCCAGAAGGGCTCCACCGGCGAAGCGGTCGCGACGCTGCAGCGGAAGCTCCGCGGCTCGTACCCGCTCTACGCCGGGAAGCTCGCGACCGACGGCATCTTCGGCGTCGGAACGAAGGCGTGCGTGATCGAGTTCCAGCGTCGCGCAGGACTGACCCCGGACGGCATCGTCGGCCCGGCCACCTGGAAGGCGCTCGGGCTGTGATCTCGCTCACCGCGGCGCCGACCCTCGCCCCGCTCGCGTTCGAGATCGACTGGATCGCCGTCCTGCAGATCGTCATCGCGTTCGTGCTCCCCGTCCTCGTGGGCGTGGTCACGAAGACGACGACGAACTCGACCCTCAAGGTCGTCCTGCTCGGCGCCCTGGCGCTCGTCACGGCGTTCCTGACGCAGTGGCTCGACGCGAGCATCGCCGGCGAGACGTTCGACGCGGCGCAGGCTCTCCTCAGCGGCCTCCTGACCTGGGGCGTGGCGATCGCTGCGCACCTCGGCATCTGGAAGCCCACCGGAGTCACCCAGCGCGCTCAGGATCTCGGCACGTCGTCGGACGGAACCCCGTCCATCACGACGCTCGACGAGGACCGCGTCGACGGCCCCGACCACCGCGCCTGACAGCGCCTCGAACGGCCCGAGATCCTCACCAGGTTCTCGGGCCGTTCCCGTTTCAGAGAGAATCGCAACATGAAGCCGAACTACTTCGTTGGCGAGATTGTCAGTGGCGACCGCACAATGCCCCTCCGACCAGCCAAAAGCGAGTACAGCAGCGACATCAGCTCCACGGGCGGCGAGATCAAAGCCACGTTCGACATGCGCGGCGTTGACGTAGAGAAGCTGCACCTCAGAGACACGGGCGCCGTGTGGCGCACCTACCTCGCGGTCGAGAAGAACGGCGAGGTCCGTTCGGCGGGTCCGATCATCGGGCACAAGTTCAACGACAACGATCAGACGCTCGAGCTCACCGCTGCCGGGCTGGGCGCCTACTGGGCCCGGCGCGTGCAGATCGCATGGCCGATCGTCGACCTCGCCACCGACAAGATGACCATCACCGGCGTCGGCTACGGAACGATCGCCAAGCGGATCGTCCAGAACGCGATGGCGCACCCCGGCGGCGCTCTCCCGATCGTCCTGCCAGACGACGAGGTGGGCACCCGCGAGCGCAACTACAACAACTTCGACCTGTCGTGGTGCGGCGACCTCCTCGACAACTTGCGGAACATCATCAACGGTCCGGACATCGTGTTCCGGCCCCGGATGCGTGCTGACGGCCTCGGCGTGGAGTGGGTCATGCTCGTCGGGACCGAAGCCGACGACGAGGTCCACGGCGCCCCCGAAGACGAACCGATCTGGGATCACTCAGCGCGCAAAAGCAGCGTCTCCGAACTCGCGGTGACGGTGACGGGCGCCAACCTGAACGACCAGACGTTTGCTCTCGGCGGCGGGCAAGAGGACAAGATCGTGTTGGCCGAAGCGCACCTGACGGGTCTCCGCGACACAGGGTTCCCCCTCCTGCAGACGCAGATGAACCTCAACAGCGTCAGCGAATACGAGACAGCTCTCGGGTACGCCCAACGCCAAGCTCAATTCGGCCAGCTCCCCATCGAGACGTGGGAGATGAAGGTCCGCGCGAACGACGCGCCCGTTATCGGAAGCTACCGAGAAGGCGACTACGTGAACGTCCGAGTGGGACGGCACAGGTACATTCGCCCCGGGACCTACAGGCTCCGGCTGATCGGGTTCGCCTCCGATCAAGACGAGGAAGTGGTGACCCTCTCCCTCGCCCCCGACCGGACCGCCCCTGACGCGGGAGACGCAGCATGAAGTACGGCGAGACGGCCGACCCGCAGACCCAGCTCGCGGCGAAGTTGGCCAAGACGCGGAAGGATCTCGACGAGACCGCGAAGCCGCGCGGTGGGCAGATCTACAAGACGCTCGAAGAAGTCCAGTCGCTCGTCGAGAACCTCTCCGACCGGGTCGACAACCTGATCTCGGAGCAGAGCTACACGAAGGCCCAGATCGAGCAGCGCGACCAGGCGGTGCTCGACGTGGCGAACGGCAAGGCGCCCCTCTCCCACACCCACGACCAGACACAGATCGGCGGCGTGTGGGACAAGGGAGTGGCGACCTCGTCATCCGGTCAGTTCAACGCCGGGGTCACCTCGGTCGGCGTCTACAACCTGCAGCTGACCAGCAACTACAAGGTCCAGTACGTCGACTCGAACGGCCGGATGGGGTTCGCCCCGTCGACGCGGTCTCTCAAGACCGAGGTGGGCCTGGCCGACTTCACCGACCAGCAGGTCGAGCAGCTCGTGCTCGTGCACTACCGGTACACGGCCGAGATCACCCTGGCGCAGCGTCACAACGCCGGAACGGTGCCCTACGCGTTCATCCCCGGCTACCGCGCCGGCGTGAAACTCGGCCTCTACGCCGAAGACCTCCACGCCGCCGGTCTCTGGGAGTTCGTGATGTACCGAGCCGACTCGACCGGGACGAAAGCGGAGCTCGACGAGACCGGCGCCCCGATCCCCGAGGGCATCCGGTACGAAATGCTCGCCATGCTCCTCGTGCCGGCCGTCCAGCGACTCATCGTGGGCTTCCGTCAGCTCCGGCACGACGTCGACGAGATCCGCGAGCACCTGCAGCTCACGTAGCGGCCTCGGCGTGTCCCAGACGGGCCGTTCTGCCCGGGGGTGAGAAGCTCGTCTCCGAACAGCGCGGCCGATCGGAGAGCACCAATGCGTGAGAGTCACTGGCGGGCAATCCTGGCGTACTGGAACCTGGTCGTGGCGTGTTGGGGAGGCGCCGTCATGCTGTTCACCCCGGTCGCCATCGAAGGCGCGCTCGGCCCGGACTTCACCTCGGTGTGGACCACGTGCGCGCTCGTCGGCGGGCTCGTAGGGTCGGCCTCGGTTCTCATAGGGGGGCGCCGAGGTCGGCTCTACCAGCCCGCGAAGCTCGTCGAGATGATGGCCAACGTGCTGATCATGCTGGCCGTGCTCCTCTACGCGATCAGCCTCTGGGGGTTCGTGGCCGCCGGCCTCACAGAGCGAACGGGCCTGGCCATCGTCATCCAGCTTGTCGCCCTGCCGTCGCTGCTCCGCGTCCTCGACTTCCTCTACAAGCTGGCCAGAGGAGTGCTCGTCTCTCTTGCCCCTGACACCGGAGACGACCAGTGATCTTTGCTGCCGCCGATCCCATCCAGGCCGCAGGGATCGACCTGCAGACTCTTCTCAGCGGCGCGGTGGGCGCCGCGATCATCACCGGGATCTTCGGCATCGTGCTCGCCCTCATCGGGTGGCGCCGCGGCGTCCGGCCCGACGCCCGTGCCGAGATGGAGCTCGCCCTCACGCAGCAACGCGCCACGATCGACCGGCTCTCGACCTCGAACGACAAGCTGCAGACGTTCGCCGACGAGGCCCTCAGCGACGGCCGGATCTCGCAGAAGGCCTACGACGACATGAAGGTCGAGATCACGAAGACCGAGATCTACATCGTGCGGCTCGAGGCATACTGCGACGACCTCGAACTGCAGCTCAAGGCGCGCGGCGTCATCCCGACCGGCCGGCCCGTGAAGCCGGATCACCTGCTGCTCGTCACGACGTCGCCCTGATACTCTCCACCTGCGCGCCACCCTGGTCTGTTCCCCGGGGTGGCGCGCTTCGTCGTCCAGGGGCGTAGCGTTCCAGCTCAACTATCCGGCACGAAAATCCGGCGCTAAAACTTGCGGGCGGTAGGAATCCCACCATAGTGTGAAGCCACCCCCAACTCCGGGGGCCCAACCGGGAGGAACAGCCCACATGCCCTGGATCATCGACAAGGATCACATCGCCGACCCGCAGGAAGAGGAAGGCACCTACCTAAACGCGGTCGGCCTCATCGGCCCCCGCGACATCAGCGACGACGACGAGGCCGCGCTCAAGGCCGGTGCCGGCGTCAAGTTCCGGCTCTACGACGACGACGGCGAGCTGTACTACGAAGGCAGGTCGATCGACCCCGGCCCCGAGTACTCGGCTCCCGCGCACCGTCCGATCGAGTGGGAGTTCGAGCCCCTCGACGACTTCGGGCGGCCGAACGCCGGCGCGGTCGACGTCCGGCACCTGGTCGACGGCGTCTGGACGTCGATCTGATGCCGACCACGAACCCCGACGGGTACGACGGCAGCGCCGGCGACTTCGTCAACTCGGAAGCCGCGGCGGCCGTGCTCTGGGTGCTCGGCAACCACGACGTCGGCGTCGAACCGGGCAGCTTCATGACGTACCTGCTCAAGGCATGGATGGCGGCCGACCGCCGGAACCGCGCACTGCTCGGCAGCCTCTACACGGAGCACGACCTCGCCTTCACCGTGTTCGACCAGCACGGCGAAGCGGCCCTCGTGTCGGCCGCGCAGCGCCCGCAGCGGGCCCGAGCCGCGAAGGGAGACGCTCGTGGCGACCAAGGCTGAGATCGACCAGGCCGCGACGGTCTACGTCGACACGATCCGCGACATGGGGTTCGCGTCCGTGACGGCCGACAAGCTCCGGGTGACCCTCATGCCGAACGGCGCGTGGGGTCTCGTCCTCCTCGACGATGACGACCGGAACGTCTACTCCGTGGTTCGAGTACTCGGCGACACGAAGGGTCAGGCGCTCGACGCCCTGCAGGCCATGACGTTCGGTGCGGCCTACGGGATGCGCTGGCGGGAGGACTGAGCCGTCGGGGAAGGGCGGCTGTTAGCCTATGGTGTGACACCTCCCGAAAGGACCACCATGACCGACCAGCCGCCCACCCTGGCGCTCCCCCCGGAGCGTCAGGAACGTCGCGCCGAGATCCTGCGACTGACTCAGGCGCAGGCCGAGCTCTACAACGCCCTCACCCGCAACAGCGCCAAGCGCGACGAGCTGATCCTGGCCGAGATGGACGAGCCCGAGAACCCGGCTATCGCTCGAGACATCGCCGAGCTGGTCGGGGTGTCCGTCGGCCGGATCTACAAGCTCCGCGATAACGCGAAGAGCAGGAAGTAGGCTCCGCGCATGGCCATGACCCCCTGGGGCGACCCCAACAGCACGGCGTTCCGCAAGAGGCAGGTCCGTGAAGTCCGCATCGCCGGTTCGATCTCGACGTTCAACAAGGCGATCGCCACGCCGGCCGCCCGCCTCCTCGAAGAGCTGACGCACTTCACCGAGCTGCCCGAGCACCTGTCCAGCTACGACCCCGAGGGGCTCGAGCACCAGCGCCTCGGCCTCGCGTTCCGGCTCCCGTTGCCGGCGTCGGCCGAAGTGCTCGAGGTGCTCACCCGGTGGGGCTTCAAGGGGTTCAACCCCGGCGACGGCGGCTACCCCGAGTTCCGGTTCGTCGGCACGGTCGAGGACGCCGAGCGGTTCACCGACGAGGCCCTCGCCCGGCACGTGAACCGGTTCGAGCTGCCCGACGTCGGCGGCCCGTCACCGTTCAAATGGCCCGGCCACCGCGACCTCGTCGTCGGCGACTCCGGCTCGGACGTCTACTTCCTGCAGGCGTTCCTCGGGCTGCCGACGTCGAACACCGTCGACGAGCAGCTGCTGCAGGCCGTGCTCTTCTGGAAGCAGAACCGCGGCCACCCGAACCCGACGCCCGTGATCGACCGGGACTTCTGGACGCGGCTCATCCCGCGACGCCTCCCGATGGTCTCTCAGGGCGACGCAACGTACTGGGTGCGCCTCCTGCAGGCCGGCATCCTCGCGCAGGATCTCGGCAAGGCGCCGGTGACCGGCATCTGGGGCTCCCTGACCGCGATCGACGTCCGGGAGCTGCAGAAGATCAACGGGTTCCCGCAGCGGACGTTCGTGCGCGACCCCGAGTGGGCCCTCGTGCTCGGCCCCCGAGACCTCGACCACTACGCGCCCCTCTCAGAGCGCGACACGGTCGCCGACATCTCCTAACCCCACCCAGAGCCCTCCACGGCGCTCACGGGGCGGTTCTGAGCCGCTCCGTGGACGACTAGGCTCCGACTCACCACATGAAAGTGCCCCCTGCCGGTGTAGGAACCGACAGGGGGCGAAGTTGCGGATACCGCCGCGACTCGCCCAGCATAGCGGGCGTCTCTCGCCGGTGTCCCTCGAAGGGAACCGCCTTGACAGGAATCAGCCACGACTACCCAGACCCGGATGCCGGGTGGCTCAAGCTCCGGAACGACTGGGCACGCGACACCCGCCTCGACTGGGGCGCGCTCGGCCTCCTCGCCTACCTGACCAGCCACCGCGACGGGTTCGAGGTCGAGCTGGCCAGGCTCACCAGCTCCCGCAGCTCGAAGCGGCACAAGGTGATGGTGTGGATTGCAGAGCTCGAGAAGCACGGCTACATCGAACGCGAGACGCGGCGCGAGGGGGGCGTCGTCGTCGGCACGACGTGGCACCTCCTCGGGCCTAATGTCGACCACCAGCATCAGGTCTGAGACGTTCTCCACCTGTGGATAACCCCTGTGGAAACAACTTGAGCCGGAGCGACTCAAATGCTGGCCATCTACTGCAGGTCACCGACATGCTTAAGAAGACCAGTCTCAAGAAGACCAACTACCTAACTGGAAGAGGCGAGTCTTGGTAGCCAGGGCGCTCACGGCCTGTGGAAAACCCTGCCGCGCTCCGCTGCGCTGCGCTTGCCTCTGAGCCCACTTGCACGCTAGTCATAAACCCGGGTACGGTTTGACTCATGAAACAACCACTCACCCCGGAGCAAACGGCCGAACGCGACCTGTTGCTGAACGATTGGGCGCTCCTCAACGAGCAGATGGCAGCCGACCAGCTCACCGTGCAGAAGCGATCCGCTCGTCGGAAAGAGATCGCCGGCCGCCTGGTCGACGAGTTCAAGGTCACGAAGGTCGAGCTCGCGAAGTCGGCGAACCTGTCCGAGACCGCCGTGTTCAAGGTGCTCCGCGCCACCCCCGCCAAGTAATCACCCCTGAGAGGAACAGCTCACATGACCGAATCCATCGAATCCCCGGGCACGATCGTCCGGCTCGAAGTCGACAACATCAAGCGGCTCCGCGCCGTCCGCATCGAGCCGGACGGATCGCTGATCATCGTCTCCGGCAAGAACGACCAGGGGAAGAGCAGCGTGCTCGACGCCATCCGGTTCGGGCTCGGCGGCCCGGCGGCAATGAAGGACACCCCGAACGTGGTCCGCAACGGCGAGGTCGCCGGCAAGGTCGTGATCGAGTTCGACGACCTCGTGCTCACCCGGACGATGACCGACGGGAAGCACGCGCTCAAGCTGAACTCGAAGTCGGGGAAGGCCCACAAGTCCCCGCAGGCGATGCTCGACCAGTTCCTGACGTCGCTCACGTTCGACCCGCTCAAGTTCGCGCAGCTCGATGCGAAGAAGCAGCGGTCGACGCTCATCGGCCTGGTCGATCTCGGGTTCGACCCCGACGACATCGACGGTCAGATCCAGACGGCCTACGACCTCCGGACGGAGACGAACCGGAAGGTCTCGGAGATGCAGGGCGCGATCAGCTCGGCACCCGTGATCCCGGACGACACCCCCGACGAGGAGATCGCCGCGGCGGACCTCCTGGCCGAGATGGACGCCGCCCGGACGCAGAACGGTCAGCGGGAGCAGCTGGCCGAGTCGATCGGCACCCGCGAGGTGACGGTGACCAACCTCCGAGGCCGGATCGCACAGATCCAGCAGCAGCTCGACGAGGCGAAAGACCTGGTGGCGCGGCACGAGGCCGCCCTGTCGTCCGACATGAAGCGCCTCGACGACATGCCGGCGCCGATCGACCTCGAGCCCCTCCGCGAGCGGGTCGCCGGCGTCGACACGATCAACGGGCACGTCCGCAACAAGCTCCGGCTCAAGACCATGCGCGAGCAGCTCGAGAAGACGCAGCTCAAGTCGAAGGGCTACACGACCGAGATCGACGCCCTGAACCAGAAGAAGACCGACGCGCTCGCGGCGGCCAAGATGCCGATCGAGGGGCTGAGCTTCACCGCCGACGGGGTGACCTACAAGGGCGACCCGCTCTCGCAGGTGTCGGAGTCGGGCCGGACGAAGGTCTCGGCGGCGATTCAGATGGCGCTCAACCCGGGCTGCAAGATCATGCTGATCGACAACGGCAACGCGCTCGACGAGGACAACCTGGCGGTGCTCGAGAGCATGGCTCAGGAGCACGGCCACCAGATCTGGATGACGTGGGTCGGGACCAGCGACGCCTCGAGCGTGGTCATCAGCGACGGCGAGGTCGTCGGCTACTAACCCAGCGTGTCCACCCATAGTATGATGGGACTATCACCGGCCCGCGTCGCATACTCGACGCGGGCCTCCCACACCCAGAGACGGAACAGCTCTTGACCCTCACTCAGACCCCCAGATACCGCGTCGTGAACGACGGCAGCAACGAAGAGACGTGGCTGGCCGACCGGCAGCAGCTCCTCACGGCGACCGACCTCGCGGCGATCCTCGGCCTCAGCCCGTACAGCACCCCGCTCGACGTGTGGCAGTCGAAGCAGAAGGGTGCGCAGCCCATCGAGGAGAACCGGTTCACGATCTTCGGCAAGCGCCAAGAGAACAACGTGGCCGACTGGTACGAAGCCGACCACCCCGAGCTGGGCAAGCTGCACCCGTCGCCCGGCCTCCTCGCGTCGATTGACTACCCGTTCATCGGCGCGACCCCGGACCGCGAACGCCTCAGCGACGACGGCGGCCGGAGCGTGTTCGAGATCAAGACCGGCTCTGAGTACACGAAGGACTCGTGGTTCGAGGAGTACTCGAAGGCGCCGACCGCGCCCCTGCAGTACCAGGTGCAGGTCCAGGCGCAGATCTTCGTGGGCGACTACGACTTCGGCCAGATCGGCGCGTTCATCGGCGGCAACCACCTCCTCGAACCGCGCCGGATCGACCGCGACAACACGTTCATCGACCTCATGCTCGACCAGGCCGCCGCCTGGCACGACCGGCACATCGTCAAGGGCGAGATGCCCGAGCCGTCTCGTCTCGACAACGTCAAGGCGCTCTACCCGGTCACCGGTCAGAAGGTCATCGAGGCCACCCCGGCGATGCTCAAGCTCATCGAGAAGCGGAACCGGCTGCAGCCCCGCCTCTCGCAGGGCAAAAAGCTCGACGACGCGCTCAAGGGCGACCTGCAGGCGTTGATGAAGGACGCGACCGACATCGTGCACCCCGATACCGGCAAGACGCTCGTCACGTGGAACCACGGCGTAAAGCCGTCGTCCTACTTCGACGCGAACCAGTTCGCGATCGACCACCCCGACCTCTACCTCGAATACGTGGCGACCAAGCAGGGTGCCCGCACGATGTACTTCAAGAAGTGAGCACTCCGATGGCAGACACCCGCCTCGCGACGGCCGCCCAGCAGGCCGTGCAGCAGCAGCAAGAGAACGCCGGTCAGACGATGACCCCGAAGTTCGCCCTCTCGCAGGACTGGGTCATCCCGGCCGTGCAGAAGGCCCTCGGGCCGGGCATGGACGGCGGCTCCTACGTCCGGTCCGTGCTCACCGCGATCACGAAGGCCCCCGACCTGAACAAGTGCGACCTCGGCTCGATCATGGGCGGCATGTTCACCGCGGCCCAGCTCCGGCTGCAGATCGGCTCCGGCCTCGGCCAGGCGTACCTGATCCCCCGGAAGGACCGCGCCAGCGAGACCGGCTGGTCGGCGTCGTTCCAGGTCGGCTACCCCGGCCTCGTGCGGCTCGCGTTCAACAGCCAGATGGTCACCGGCGTCGACGCGCTCCGCGTCTACGAGGGCGACGAGTTCGACATGGGCGCCGACTACGAACGCGGCAAGTACTTCACCCACAAGGCCGCCGACGACGACCGGAACCAGGTCGCCGACAAGCTCCTCGGCGTGATCGGCCTGGTCTACATCAAGGGCACCCAGCGCCCCCAGTGGCGGTGGCTCTCCCGGACGTCGATCGAGAACCGACGACCGGACTACACCCGGGCGAGCTACCACAAGGGCCCGTGGGTGACGAACTACGAGGCGATGGCCGACAAGACCGGCGTCATCGAGGCTCTCAAGTTCGCGCCGAAGTCCGTCGACCTCGGGATCGCGACGGCGATGGACGAAGCCGTGATCACCCGCACTCGAGACGGTGAACTCACGGCCCGTCACGACGACCACCAGGGCGAGGAGGTCATCGACCCCACCGGACCCCCGGAGCCGGCGCCCCAGCCCGTCAGGGAGGCCGCCAGGACCGCCCCCGTCGACGACACGCCTCCCCCGGCGCCGGACGAGGCTCCGCCGCCGGCCGACCAGGGCCTCCCGGACGTCCACGTGCCCGACTGGATGACCGACGCGGACGGGGCCGGGGACCCCAGCTTCGGATGAGCGACGACGACCGCGACCTCGCCGCCGAGCTGCTCGAGATGCAGCGTCAGCGCGACCACGCGTGGAAGCTGCTCGACGGCATCGTCTCGGCGTACATCGTGGTCGGTCGGAGCCCCCAGTACCACGCCGCGCAGCAGCGTCACCTCCGCATCAAGTGGCCGACCCTGCACCTGCAGCTCCGTCGAGTACTCGACACCCGACACCTCCGGACGAAGGGCCACTGATGGACGCCATGCTGCAGGCAGCTCAGCTCTCGGCCGAGCACCGGGCGCTCGTGGCGGACTTCGAGGCCGCCGAGCCGCTCGCCGCTCAGGCCGAGGCCGACTACCGGCGCGAGAAGGCCCGGTTTCAGCTCCGCTACCGGCACATGCACAAATGCTCCGAGAAGACGGCGCTGCTGCAGGCCGAGGCCGACGAGCGGATCTCGAACCTCCACCAGAACATGCTCGTCAGCCAGGCGCAGATCTGGGCGATGAAAGAGAAGCTCGAGTGGTTCAAGGCCGAGCTCGCCCGGCTGCGATCGCTGGGCGTCGACCAGCGCGTCGAACGGCAGCTCGACATGGTCCACCAGCCCGCATGACCCGCATGACGATGAAGACGTTCCGCCCGTTCCTCGACCGCGACGGCGGCGTGTGCGTCCACTGCGGCTCCAACGGCGCCGACCTCGTGCCCGGGCATCGTCTCGGTCGCGGGGCCGGCGGCAGCAAGGCTCGCGAGGTCGCCAGCAACGTGATCGTCATGTGCTGGTGGCTGAACAACCACATCGAGACCCACGCCGACGTCCGCGCAGCTGCTCGGCTCCTCGGGTGGTCGCTCGAGTCCTGGCAGAAGCCCTCCGAGGAGCCGTTCTGGAACGCCCCGAGGCAACGCTGGGAGCAGCCCCACGACGACGGCACCGTGACCGTCGTCGACCGACCCCGACCCGAGAGAACAGCAGCATGATCGGCACCATCGACGAGACCTCGACCCAGACCGTCCAGCAGCAATGGACGTGCGACCGGTGCGGCTCGGTCACCCTCGGCCCCACCCCGCACTCGAGCGGCTACTGCCGCGACTGCCGGATGGTCGTGCTCACGCCCGACGGCGGCGACGGCCGCGTCCGCCGCGTCGTGAACGGCACGACGATCGTGTGCCGGTCCTGGCAGGGCGACTACGACCAGTTCGAGCGTCCGATGCTCGACGGGCAGCTCCACAAGCCAGGGCGGCGCACGTGCGGCCACAGCGACTGCGTGAACGAGACGCACATCGAGCGGGACGACGTCGCGACCGGTGCTTAGCCACGGCACACGCGAATCGGTGGAGCTGCACCACCAGCTCGACGAGCCGCTGTGCCCGAGGTGCGAGTCGTATCTCAGAGATCTCGCGACCGAAGGGTGGGCTCCGCCCTCCTGGTCCGACATGAACGCCCGCCAACGCCGGCGGGCCGCCCGACGAGAGTCGCTCGGCGAAGACCCGAGAAGCTAGCGTCTACCAGACCCCCGTGTGCACGACCGTGCGCCGGGCCCCGATGAGGCTCAGCCTCGGAACAGGAACAGCACCATGAAGCTCAAAGGCACCCTCCCGAAGGGCGAGTCCGACGGTCTCACCCCCCTCGAAGGCCGCATCGCCAAGAAGGACTCGGAGCACGTCGCCGTGATGATGATCCTCGACGTCGAATCGACCGAGAAGCTCCGGCACACGGGCGAGATCATCGTGAAGCTCGGCATCCGCCGGGTCGAGGCGATCCTGCCCGACGACCTCGAGAGCGCGACGCAGCTGATCCGCCGGGCGTACGAGTCCCGGACGGGCGAGACCACGCTGCCGATCGAGCTCGAGGACGACCTCAAGGCGGCGATGGCCGGCGTGAGCCTCTACGAGCCCGAGACCCCGAAGCCCGACGTGCCGACCGGCGAGGGGCAGTTCGACCTCGGGGGCGAGGCCGTGCGCGACGACGTCGCGGACACCGCCGGGCCCGTGCAGCACGACGACGACCCGCCGGCCGAGTCGGCGTACTGGAACAGCACGATCGCGGAGCTGATCGACCAGCTCACCGCCCGCAACCTCGACGCCTCGAAGGGCAAGAAGCCCGAGCTGATCTGGCGACTCATCGACGCCGACGACGCGGCCGAGCGGGGCGAGGTGCCGACGAACGTGGTGAACCTCTTCCAGGACGGGTCGCCGGCCGACGACGCCACCGCCGACGACGACGACGAGGCCGTGGCCGCCGCGGCGATGGCCGACGAGCCCGGCGAGAGCGTGGCCGAGACGGTGGCGAACGACCAGGGTCTCGAGCAGGACCAGGCGGCCGACGACGAGCCGGACATGAGCGCGTGGAACTCGCCCTGGAACGGCGAGACCGACGTGCGCGACGACGTCTGACGCATGAAGATCGCAGGGCTGGACATCAGCCTGAACAGCACGGGGGCCGCGTCGATCGACACGGCCTCCGGGCGCGTCATTGTCACGAAGTTCAAGCACAAGAACCTCAGCGGGCACGAGCGGCTGCAGTGGAACGCGAAGCAGCTCGGCGAGTTCGTCGCCGACCACGACCTCGCGGTCATCGAGACCCCGGCCTACGCCGCGAAGAGCAGCGTGCGGGATCTCATCGACGGGAACCACTGGCTCATGCGGCACGAGGTCTGGAAGCGGCGCGTGCCCTACGCGATGGTCGCGACGACGCAGCTCAAGGTCTACGCCACGATGAACGGCGCGGCCAAGAAGCCCGACGTCGTGGCGGCGATGCGCGAAGCCTTCCCGGGGATCCAGATCGGCGGCGACGACGAGGCCGACGCGTTCGTCCTCGCAACGATGGGCTGCGCCTACCGCGGTCAGCCCGTCGACCTGCACGTTGCACGTGGCCGGAGCACCCTGGCCGAGGTGAAGTGGCCCGATCAGCGGGGCGAGCCCACCCGTGGCATCACCCGCAAACCTCACCCGACCCGCGAGGCGTTCTCACCCGCCCGGGGGGTGCCGCGCCAGAAGTCGGTGTAATACCATAGTGATACGGCCTCACACCGGGGGCCACCACGTGAAGGAACAGCTCGTGAAAACTCGACTCCTCGGCGCGCTCATCGCGCTCTCCCTCCTCGCAGCGATCGGCATCTACGTCGGCCGCGCGATCGTCGGCAGCACCGCGCTCGACGGGACAACAGCCCTCGCGAACCTGCTGCTCGTGGTGGCCCTCATGGCCTACTGGCGGCTCGCCCTCGGCTCGGCCGACGACCGATGAACCTGAGCTGGATGGGCCCCGTCGCCCTCATCATCCTGTTCGTCATCGCCGCCGCGTTCGTCATCGCCACGGCCGCCGTCGGCATCACCGCCGGTCTCAAGTCCGTCCGCGTCTCGTTCACCGAGCAGGGCAAGCAGCGGCTCGAGGACGAGAAGGTGGGCCGCGAGATCCGCGAGTCCATCGAGCAGGGGCTCGCCCAGCGCCCCGACTCCCACTGACCCCGATCGCGATCGCGCTCGGTCAACCCGCAACACCCGATCACAGAGGAACAGCATGACCATCAAGAAGCTCGCCGCCGGCACCGCAGCCGTCGGCCTCGCCAGCGCAGGACTCGTCTTCGGCTTCGCGTCCACCGCGTCGGCCACCGACGGCTCCGGCCAGGTCTACGTGCAGGACTACATCGCAGAGTGCACGGCGACCGACCGCACGACGCAGTTCGTGCTCGACGCCCTCGGCGCCGACGGCCCGACGACGTACACGATCAGCGACGGCACCCCGCCCGCCATCGTCACCGTTCCGGCGCACAGCACGGCCCGCAGCCCGCTGTTCTCGATCCCGGCGTCCGGCGCTTCGTACTCGATCACCGCGTCGACCGGCCAGAGCTGGTCGTTCACCGCGGCGGCCGACTGCAAGCCCGTCGTCGTCGACCCGGTCGTCACGCCTCCCGTCGTCGAGCCGACGCCGGAGCCCGAGCCGACCACGCCCCCCGTCGCCGAGCCCACGCCCGACCCGGAACCGACGACGCCCCCCACCACCGACCCGACGCCCGAGCCCAGCACCCCGCCCGTCGTCGACCCCGGCACGGACGAACCGACCACGCCGGCACCCGGCGAGAAGGTCACGGCGACCGTCGCCTGGCTCATGCCCGAGGGGTCGACGACCGACCACGCCTCCTACGACCAAGAGCTGTTCCTGATCGTCGAGGGCGACCAGCTCGACGACGTCGCGAAGGGCATCATCGCGGAGGCGTGCGGCGTCTACCAGATCGACGTCTACCACGGCTACATCGCGGACATCGACGCCGTGGTGGCCGACCAGATCCTCACCGAGGGCGAGGACAGCGCGCTCTACGTCAAGCACCGCTTCGTCGAGGGCACCAACTGCGAGGTCACCCCGCCGGTGACGCCGCCGACCACCCCTGAGACCCCGACGACCCCGGAGACCCCCACCGTGCCCGAGACCCCGACCACGCCCGTCGACGAGACGCCCGTGACGCCCGCCGTCGAGATCAAGCCCGTGCTCGAGGCGGCCCCCGAGCCCGTCGTGGCCGTCAAGCACGTCGCCAGCGCCAGCGACGACAGCCTCGCGTTCACCGGCAGCAACGACCAGGGCGGCCTCCTGGCCGCCGGCGCCGCCCTCCTCGGGCTCGGCACCGCACTGGTCATCGGACGTCGCCTCAAGGGCCGCGGCCGCCACCTCTAACCCCCCGACCCCGAAGGCCCCGACACCCCCCGGTCGGGGCCTTCGGCCTACCCCCAGGAGATCCACCATGTCCTACCGCTCGTCCCGCCACCGTCAACCGGCGACCGTTCTCGTCCGCAACCTCCCCTCCCCGTACCTCGTCGACGTCGTCACAGAGACGATCAGCAAGGCCGACCAGGTGCGCTTCGAGGGCCAGGGCATCTCCCTCCTCGGCTACGCCCGCGACTTCATGCGGCTCGACGACAGCTCGCTCACCCAGCTCGACACCCAGTTCGACCCGCCGGCCGTCGTCGTGCGAGGTTCCCGCCGCCGCCCGGTCTCCGACGTCCGACTTCGCGGCACCGCGTCCCGGAGCCGCGCGTGAGGGAGGCGAACGGCGTCGCCATCTTCGTCGGCTCCGAGTCCCTCACCCGCGACCAGGTCAACGCGGTCGTCGCCCTGGCCCGGGCCGCCGTCGTCCTGGCCGACCCCAAGGCCGAGTTCCGCGCGCACGCCCAGGGCATGATGGTCCCGGCCACCAGCAGCATCGTCGCCGAGATGCAGCGCGAGCTCGTGTTCAAGAAGACGTTCGCCGACCGCGGCGTCGACGACCGCCCCGTCGTGTTCGACCTCGCCCACCGCATCGTCCGCGTGAACGGCATCCCAAAGCGCCTCCCACCGACCGAGGTCCGCATCCTCGAAACGCTCATGTCGGTCGAGGGGTTCGTCTTCCGGCGCGAGCTGTCGAACCTCATGTACCCCGGCAAAGAGGCCGCGCCCCTCTCCACCATCAGCACGCTCGTGCTCCGCATCCGGAAGAAGCTCGACGCCTACGCCGACATCATCCAGAGCGGGAAGAACACCGGCTACCGCTTCGACCACACCTCCCCACATGTGCTCATCCTCAACCCGGGTAAGGTAAACTGAATCCATGATCAACCCACTCTTGACCAGCTCTTTTCGTCAGTTCGGCGCCCCGATGGGCGTCCCCGTCAACACCGCCGTCAGCCCGCCTAAGTGGATGGCTCACATCGACTTCGTGCACGGCATCAAGCCCGCTGGGATCTTCGGCAAACCCCAGTACCGCGAGGAGTTCCCGTACCGCATCGCGTACCTCGAACGGCTCGAAAAGTTCGAGGACGAGATCAAGGCCGACCTGCAGCGTCTCAGCGACAAGTACCCGGCGACCGAGGCCCACCCGAACGGCCAGCCCCTCGTGCTCCTCTGCTGGTGCGACGTCCACAAGGGCGAGTGGTGCCACCGCCGCATGTTCGCCGACTGGCTCGCCGACCGCGACATCGTCGTGCCGGAGGCCGACCTCCTGACCAAGGCCAAGCCCGCCCGGGCGTCCAAGCCGACGGCTCCGCGCGGCACCCCCGGGTACTACAACGCGAAGGACGACGAGCGGTTCTTCTTCAACCACGAGCCGCTCTTCTAAATCGGCTGCTACGGTGGTCGAACGCGCGGGTGATGTAACAGCAGCATGGTGACCTTCCAGGCCACTCGTAGAGGTTCAAATCCTCTCCCGCGCTCCAATCTTCACAACGGGGAGCAGCCGTGTTCAGAGGGTCAATCCCGGGCGATCTGCAGCGGATCACTCACCAGCACGTCAAGAGCTGGAACGCCGAGCAGGTCTTCATCGGGTGCTCCGGCAACCTGACCGTCGAGCGGGTCATCGCGGACACGCACAAGCGGCTCAACGGCAACGACATCTTGCTCTACAGCTCGGCGATGGGCAGCTACCTCGCCGGCGCGATGACCGACTTCACCCTCAGCACGATCGGCGCCGAGGCGTACCCGTGGATGGCCGACTCGATGGGCTCCGACGAAGAGCGCCTGGCGACCATGCTGATCGCCTCTCGCCTCGCGCAGGGTCTCGGCAAAGAGGACTCGAACCCGTACTACGGACGCATCCGTGACGCCCACGAGAACCAGTGGGACCGGATGATGTCGCAGACGATCGCGCGCATCCAGAAGGCCCGCACCCAGCTCCGGCTCGAGTCGTTCGCCATCCAGGACGTCGCCACGTGGATCGACGACGTGCCGGCCGACGCCGGCGTAATCTCGTACCCCCCGTTCTTCGCCGGCGACTACGAGAGCCAGTTCTCCAAGATGGAGTCGCTGTTCGACTGGCACGACCGGCCGAGCTTCGACATGCTCACCAAGGAGCGCATCTACGAGCTGTTCGGCAAGATCATGGATCGCGACGACTGGATGCTCTGCGTGAACGAGCGCCTCGAGTGGATGGAGCCGCACCTCCGAGGCATCGTGCAGACCAGCAACCGGGGTGTCGAGGTGTGCGTCTACGGGTCGTCCGAGCAGCGCCGCATCATCAAGCCGCGCCAGGAGACGGCGCCGCTCCTCGTGCCCCACATCAAGCGCGGCGACAAGCTCGGCGAGAAGCTCTCCCTCATGCCCCTCACGTCGCCCCAGTTCTCGGCCGTGCGCAGCATGTACATGAACCGCAACATCAAACCGGGCCAGGCAACCCTCCCGCTCGGCGTCCTGGTCGACGGCGTGCTCGTCGGCGCGATCGCGTTCTCGAGCTCGCCGACGATGGCCAACTGGGACAGCTACATCGACGGCCCCCACATCTACCTCCTCAGCGACTTCCCGGTGGCCGACACCAGCTACCCGCGCCTCGCGAAGCTCATGCTCTACGCGGCGATGAGCAAGGAGGCGCAAGTCATGGCCGAGCGGTCGGCGAACCGCCGGTGCCGATCGCTGACGACGACGGCGTTCTCGAAGCGACCCGCGTCGATGAAGTACCGCGGCGTCTTCCAGCTCCTCAAGCGGCAGGCCACCGAGCCGCCGGCTGCGGGCGCGGACGCGAGCGAGCAGTACTACGCCCAGGGGTTCGCGCTGCAGTACGGCGCGACGATGGGCGCGTGGACCCTCGCCGAGGGCTACGACATCTGGAAGAAGAAGCACGGAGACGACGATGGAACCCTCGAGCCCTGAGAACCCGATCGCGGGCCTTGACACCCGGATCATCCGGATCAACCCGCGCGAACTCAAGCTGCTCGAGACCAACGCCCGGTTCATGCGCCACGAGCAGTTCCACCAGCTCGTTGAGAACGTTCGCCGCGACGGCAAGCTGACCTCGGTCCCCCTCGCCGCGCTCGACGACGACGGCCGGTACGAGGTGCTCTCGGGCAACCACCGCACCCAGGCCGCGATCGAAGTCGGCATCGAAGAGATCGACGTCATGGTCATCGACGAGGTCATCCCCCGGCAGCGTCGCGTGGCGATCCAGCTCAGCCACAACGCGATCGCCGGCGAGGACGACCCCGCGATCCTCGCGTCGCTCTACGACCAGCTCGACGAGATCGACTGGCGCGACTACGCGGCCCTCGACGACAAGACGCTCGAGCTGCTCGAACAGGTCCAGCCCGCGTCGATGAGCGAGGCCAACCTCGAGTTCCAGACGCTGACGATCGTCTTCCTGCCCGACGAGCTGCAGAAGCTGCAGGACACCGTCGACGACGCGATGGCCCTCACCCACGCCGACACCACGTGGGTTGCCCGGTACGCCGCCCACGCTCGAGTACTCGACGCGCTCGCCGAGGTGTCGGCCGTCTACAACGTGAAGAACACGGCAACCGTGCTCGACCTCATCATGGACGTGTTCGACCGCCACAAGACCGAGATCGTCGAGGGCTGGTGGAACGCTGAGACCAAGGAGGCGCGGCATTCCAACTGGGTGCCGTTGTCGTCTATCCTCGGGCTCAACGCCCCGGCATCAGCCGCGGCGACGATCAAGAAGGCGATCGACAAGGTCCGCGCCGGCGACACCGCTCAGCCCGGCTGGAAGGCGCTCGAGACCCTCGCAGCGAAGGAGATCTCGTGACGCTCACCCCGGTCGCCCCCGGCAAGATCCGTGTCAGCTTCCGGTACACCTGGCGGCACCCCGACATGCTCGTCTTCCGGACGGCGCAGAACGAACAGATCGGCCACCTGATCAACCGGCTCGGCAACCTCCGCGCCGACCAGTTCGACCCCGAGACGCTGACGACGACCGTCACCGAGCTGCCCCGCGAAGAGGGCCGCGACCGCGTGTTCGAGGTCTCCGCGTCGGTGCTGGTCCTCTCCTCATGAGCGGGGAGACCGTCGGGGTGGTCGTCACGGCGATCTGGGGCGTGTTCTTCCTCCTCGCCTCACGGCTCTTCATCCGCGACGTCTGGGGCCGCCCACGCGGCCTCCGGCGCCGCCGCCGGTAACCACCCGCCACTCACCCTCCGGGCTGTCACACCATAGTGATATCGTGGGTCTACAACCCACCCCCAGGAGGAACGATGGCGATCATCGAAGCGACCCACCAGGTGTGCGACCAGGGACCAGCCCCTGACTCGACACACCACCTCGTGCAGTCCAGCCCGACCGGCGGCCCCATGAAGTGCCGCACCTGTCGGCGCTCGCAGACCCAGATCGAGGGCCGCGCATGACCGCCGAGCAGCTGACGATCCCGGCCGAGCTGGCCGACAAGTACCCCGGCGTGCAGGTCACGTCCGAGGACACCCCGATGGGCGTCGCGTTCAAGGTGACGTTCGGGCTCGAGGCCAACCTGCTGCTCAGCCAGACGCAGGCCGACACCGCGCAGTTCCACCTCGTGACGTCCGTCGTCACGAACAGCATCGGAGCGTTGCAGGACGGCGCCTACGCCGGCCTCGGGATGGCCGAGCGGTACGCGGCCCTCGACGGGCTCCTCGGACGCCTCAGACGCGAGCTGGGGACGTCGAGCGATCTCGACCGGCTCGACCCTCTGGCCCGCGAGCGGGTCATCCGTCTGGTCACGGAGACGGTCGCCAATGCCCAGTAGGCCGGTCTCGCCCGAGGTGCTCGCCCGGTTCTCGCCGCCCGAGGGGTTCATGTGGGTGGCGAAGTACGAGAACGCGATGGGCCTCGCGGCCGGCACGCCGATCGCGCCGGCGGCTCTTGCTCAGGCGAACGACCACCTGCCCGAGCACGTCACCCTCGACGAGATCCGGAAGGTGCTCGGCGTCCGGATGATCAAGGTCGCCGAGATCACCGAGGACCTGAAACCCGTCCGGTACACGAACCGCGCCGCTCGTCGCGCCGACCGCAAGCGCCCGCTGTGAACAGGAGGCGCCGCGTCCGGCGGGTCCGCACGACCGGTCAGGCGCGGTGCCTCCGTGCCGGCATCCTGGCAGCACGCCACGACTGGACCACGTACG